TACAACAAAGCGATACAAAACTACAGTCGGTTGCTGGAAGAACAACCAGCCAACGCTGACTTGCTAGAAAAATATCAAGTCTTGTGCCTGGAGAAGGCAAGGCTAGAAAGAGAGGAAGAGCATGAGGAGGAGGAAGTAAACTAATGTCGATTCAAATAGCAGTTTTATCAGCATTTCTTGTATTGACATCAGTGTTACTTATCTACACTATAGACGAATTACTAAAGGAGGTGTTGAAAGATGAAGATAACATACGAGAATGCAGCCAACCAGATAACAATACAAGATGCAATCGAATTATACGAAATGGGAGCAGCAACAATAATAAATGATGGAAAGGATGTTACATTTGAAATTGAAAATGTATCCACATCAAAAGAAAGTACTAGAAGAAACTAAAAGCTATAACCGAGTAGGATACTTTTTGGATATGGGTTTAGGCAAGACATTTATAGGCTCAGAAAAAATGAAAGAGCTCAAAACCAATCATAATCTTATCATCTGCCAAAAATCCAAGATTGATGATTGGGCTGAGCATATTAAAACTTACTATGATTATAACATTATTATTTACAATAAACCAGTGTCTATACCAAACAATTCAGTAATTATAATCAATTATGACTTAGTTTGGAGAAGGCCAGAATTGGCTGAATTAAAAGATTTCACTTTAATATTGGATGAATCGAGCATGGTCAAAAATGACCGGGCTAAAAGAACTAAATTCATAATGAAGATGAAACCAAAGAATGTAATTCTCCTATCTGGAACCCCTACAGGAGGAAAATACGAAGAGTTATGGACTCAATGTAAACTACTTGGTTGGAATATTTCTAAAACTGCATATTGGAATCACTATATTAGAACAGTTACTCAAGACATAGGTGGGTTTCCACTTAAGATAGTTATTGGTTATAAGAATGTAGATAGGCTTAGAAGGAAACTAAGAGATCATGGAGCAGTATTCATGAAAACAGAAGAAGTGTTTGACCTTCCAGAGCAGATTCATAACACGGTTAGAGTAAAGAATACGCCAGAGTATAGGAAGTTTAGGAAACACAGAATTGTCAAAATTAATGATACAGAGCTAGTAGGAGATACGACACTTACAAAAATGTTATATGAAAGGCAACTGTGTGGGCAATACAATAAACACAAGTTACAGGCATTAGAAGATTTACTAACATCAACGGAAGACAGAGTAGTTATATTTTACAATTTCAATGAAGAATACAAACTAATTAAAGAACTATGTGAGAAACTCAATAAACCAGTAAGTACTATAAATGGTTCTATTAAAGACTTAGAAAATTATAAGAATAAATCCAACACAGTTACATTGATCCAATACCAAGCTGGAGCCATGGGGCATAATCTACAGCTTAGCAACAAGATTATATATTATACATTACCGTTAAGTAGTGAGTTATTCGAGCAATCAAAGAAAAGGATTCACAGGATAGGCCAAAGTAGGACATGCTTTTACTACTATCTAATAGTTGAGAATTCAATTGAAAGTAGAATATTTGAAACTCTGAAATTGAGAAGAGATTATACAAATAAATTGTTTGAGGAGGATAAATATGAATGAAATAAAAGTATTTGAGCAACAACATATGCAAGTGTTTAAAGAATTGGCTAATATAACAAAACAAAAGAAATTGCTAGAGAAAGAAGAAAAGAAAATTAAAGAGCAGCTTGAAAAAGCAATGAATGAATACAATATTAAGTCTATTGACAATCAGTATATAAGGATTACAAGAATTGATGAAAGTACTTCAACAACAATTGATTTAAAAGCACTAGAAAAAGAAGAACCAGAATTATATAAGGAATTATTAGAAGATTATCCAAAAGTAACACATAAAAAATCATATTTAACATTTAAGGTGAAATAAATGACTGAAAAACAATTTGAGAAACAAGTCAAAGAATTCTTAAAATCACATAACATTTGGTTTACCAAGATATGGGGAGGTGGCTTTCAGAAGTCGGGAATTCCAGACATATTAGCATGTGTTAATGGTCACTTCGTAGCAATAGAACTTAAAGGCACTAATGGGAAACCTTCAGAGTTACAGAAGTACAACATCAAAAAGATTAATGAATGTAATGGAACAGGAGTTATTTTATATCCTGAACAGTTTGAAACATTTAAACTACTGATCCTGGACCTGCTAGGGAGGTGATTAATTGAGACAAAGTGCAATAACACAATATTTACAATGTCCCTATAAGTACAAACTCCAATATGTAGACCAGGTAAAAACTATTCCAGCATATGAGCCTGACAATGCATTAATCCTTGGAACAGCCATACACCTTGGATGTGAAACTGGAAGCATAACAGAAATGACTAAATGCTATTACAGTCAATATCCAATAATTTCAGATTTACACATTAATGAGATTATAAAACTAGAGTATTTACTTCCTCAAGTATTAGACTTCATAAAACAGTTTCCAAAGATTGAGCATGAAGTTGAGTTCAAGGTAGGGACATTTACTGGAACAGCTGATTTATTAGTACACAATGAAGATGGAACAGTAGATTTATATGACTTCAAATATAGCAATAATATTGAAAGTTATCTTAAATCACCACAGCTTCATATCTATAAATATTTTCTGGAGCAGATAGGATATAAGATAAATCGATTAGCATTTATCTTTATCCCTAAGGTACTCATACGTCAGAAAAAAGATGAAGATATCTATCAATACAGGCAACGTTTAAAACAAGAATTGAAAAACATGAGAATTCAAATCAAGTATCTAGATTATGACCAAAACAAAGTAACTGATTCATTAATTACAGCGGTTGAAATGTTAGAAACTACAGAATACCCTAAAAACATCAGTAATTTATGTAACTGGTGTGAATACGAAAAATATTGTATAAAAGGAGAGGATTATATGATTTTACCTGAAAATATAAGGCGAGAAAGAAAAATAGACACAAGTCCAGACATGTGGATTTATGGAGACAGTTATGTAGGTAAGTCCACATTTGTAGATCAATTTGATGATTTACTATTCATCAATACTGATGGGAATACAGATAATACTACAAGTCCACTAATTCCAATCAAAGATGAAATAACAGTACAGGGTAGACTTACAACAAGGAAATTTGCTTGGGAAGTATTTCTAGATGTAGTAGCAGAATTAGAGAAAAAGGAAAACAGCTTTAAAAGAATATGCATTGACTTAGTAGAAGATCTATATGAGCATTGTCGCTTATACATGTATGACAAGCTAGGAATAGAGCATGAACAGGATGCAGGATATGGTAAAGGTTGGGACATGGTGAGAACTGAATATTTGAGTACTATTAAAAGACTAAAAACATTAGGATACCAAATAATTTATATCAGTAAAGAGATTGAATCTGAAATTACTCTAAAAAATGGTACTAAGCTAACAACAATCAAACCAAATATAGCTGATAAAGTAGCTAACATATTAGCTGGAACAGTAGATTTAACTGTTAGAGCATATATGGATGGGGAAGATAGGTATTTGTTACTAGATAAAAAAGAAAACATATTTGGTGGAGGAAGGTTTAACTTCAAGGTGAACAAGATTCCACTTAATAAAGATGAGTTTATAGAAGCACTCAAAGAAGCACAGGAAGGAATTAAAACTTATTCAAAAGTAGATGAAACTGAAACTGAAACTGAAAATAAAAGAACAAGGAGGAATAAATAATGAGTATGGATATATGGGCTAAATTTGACCAAATGGTGGATACAGAAGGTTTAAAAGAAGATGTTAAAGAGGTGTCAGAAAATAAAATTGAATTTAAAGAAGTTCCTGAAGGACATTATGAAGTTAAAATTGACAAAATGGAACTGACCGAAAGTAAAAAAGGTAGACCAATGCTAACTGTTTGGATGAAGATTTTAGAAGGTGAATATAAAGGACAACTTATATTTTACAATCAAGTAGTTGACATAGGATTTGGTTTACACAATGCTAACAAATTTTTAAGGTCACTTGATAGTGGTTTAGATGTAGAATTTGAAAACTTTAGGCAATATGGAAATCTAATTATGGATATTCATGAAGCAATTGATGGAAGGCTTGAATATGGTTTGAAGTACAGTAAAAATAGTAAAGGTTATGATGAATTTGAAATAACAGATGTGTTTGAAGTTGAATAATTAAATACAGGGGGGAGCTTGAAAGAGTTCCCCCTGTTAATAAACAGTTTGTTGTTTATGTGTAATAAGAAAGGAGCAGTAAAATGGCAAAAGCAATACTAGAGTTGTCAAATATGCCTAAGAGTTGTTGGGATTGTCCGTTGCAGGCAATATCAACTGAATCAACTGAAAAGATAAGATATTGCACAGTTATAAGGTATTCAACAGACTACTACGGAACCAAACGGCGTGAGAATTGTCCACTGAAGCTGGTGGAGGATAAGGAGGTTGAATAACGTGAGGGAGTATAAATTCAAAGCACTTTTTGAGAATCAGACAACAGGCATACGCACATGGTTTTATGTTGGCA